CAAAAGATGATTTTTTTAAGCATCAACACTACACTATCATTACTAGACAAGGTATTGATAAGATACAGGCACTAGAGCAAATGAGTGTTAATTATGAAGTAATAAAATGTGAGCCTAATTTTGCAGTATTTAAAGCACTAGCACAAAAAGATGGTAAAAGCATAGAAACCTTTGGTAGTGCGCTAAAAGGCGAAAATTACAAAGATGGCAATACTAATAGTTGGTACGTAGCTGAAATGGCAGAAAAACGCGCAATGAGTAGAGCAGTACTAAAGCTAACAGGCTTTTATGAATTAGGAGTATTTGGCGAAGATGAAAGTGAAAGTTTTAAAAAACAAAAAACAGAATATAAAACCCTTTAATATAAATAAATATGAGTGCATTAATTAATTTTAGTTTAAATGTAGCAAAGCTACCAAAAGAGAAGTTTATAGCAGGTAAAGATGGTGCTGTATATGTAAACCTAACTATGAGTGTAAATGATGAAACACGATACGGAAATAATACTAGTATCTATGTTAGTCAAACACAAGAAGAACGCGAAGCGAAAAAACAAAAGACCTATCTAGGTAATGGTAAGGTTGTTTGGAACAACGGAACTATTGTAAACGCTGAAAAAGAAGTACAGGAAGCAGTACAAGAACACCCAAAAGAAGAAGCTGCAGATTTACCATTTTAATTTTTTTTAAAAGAGGGGGTTTTTTAACCCCTTTTTTTTATACCTTTATAGAAAACAATACAACAATAAGAAATGACAGAGGAACAAACCACACAAAATATGCTAATGGAACTCATAAAAGAGGAGTGTACAATAAACACTACTGAAGTTATGGAGTACCCACCAACTGCATTGAGTTTAGGACAAAAAACAATAGATACTAAAAGTGGAGAATTAACGTTCCCTATACCAATAGGAACTTATGGGAACTTTAGTTTTGTACAAGCACCACCTAAAACAAAGAAAACATTTTTTGTTTCACTTCTTGCATCGGTTTATTTAAGTGGTGGTAATAATTTTGGTGGTAAGATAAAAGGACACCGAGAGGGCAAGTGCTTAATACACTTTGATACAGAGCAAGGACATTGGCACTCTCAACGAGTATTTAAAAGAGTTGTAGATATGGCAAACGTTAAAGATGTAGGGTGCTACCAAACATTTGCATTAAGAACAATAAGCTACAAACAAAGACTAGAATTTATAGAGTTTATACTTAAAGAAAATAAAGATAAAAACGGACTAGTAATAATTGATGGTATAGCAGACTTAGTAAGTGATGTAAACAACTTAGAAGAAAGTAATTTATGTGTACAAAAAATAATGGAGTGGAGTGCTAAATTTAATTGTCATATTATTACAGTAATACATAGCAATTATGGAAGCGACAAGCCGACAGGTCATCTAGGTAGCTTCTTAGAAAAGAAAACAGAAACACAAATACAACTAGAAGCAAATACAGTAAACAAAGAATGGATAACAGTTAGTTGTAAACGTTCTAGGGGATATTCTTTTGAAACGTTTAGCTTTAGTATAAATCAATATGGTCTACCTTTTGTAGTTGGGGAAATATACGACCCATTAGAATATTTTGTAGTACCTAAAAAGAAATTATTAGAATGAAAAAATATAGATTTTTCTTCCATTATTATAAAAGATATAAGTGTATGAGTATACACTATAAAGGTGCTTGTCTAAGGGCTAATGATGTAATTTGTAGTGTGCCAATAGAAACAAAATGGAATAAAACACAACCAAATTTAGTTATGAGGGGTTTTGCAGAAAGTGTAGAAATTGTTAATAATATCTGTTATATAAAATGAAAAAAAGCCTAGTAGAAGTAGCTTATCAACGTCATAAAGATTGGATAAGAGTTGTTAAATCCTTTGGGTGTAATTCAAGCACCGCAGAAGATATTGTACAAGAAATGTATATACAATTAATTCAAGACGTGGATAAGGGTTTAGACCTATGGCACAATGAAGATGTAAATATTTATTACTGCTATAAAGTATTAAGAGGTATTTATTTAAATATATATAAAAAAGAAGCTAGGCAAATAAAACAATATATTGAGGAAATAAACGAACTCCAACAAGCAGAGGAACTAGGTATAGATGAAATTGAATACGCTAAACGTAAAAACCAAATAGATAGTATAATGGACGATATGTATTGGTACGATAGAAAGGTGTTTGAAATATGCGCAAGTGGTAAAAGTGTAGCAGGGTTAAGCAGGGAAACAGGCATTAGTTACTATTCATTATACAATACTTATGTAAATGCAAAGAAACATATTAAAGAGCAGCTATGAGTAAATTTGAGCAGGACTTAAAAAATGGCAAAGAATATGAACAAAAAGCATTAAAACATATTCAGCAAAAGTACCCTAAAGCATATATAATAGATGGTTATTTTTTAGATTATGATATATATATACCTGAACTAGAAATAGGTGTTGAGGTTAAGAGTGATGCTCAATATAAAGTAACAGGTAATTTTTATGTAGAGTATTCTTGTTATGGTAAACCTAGTGGAATTGCAGCAACTAAAGCAGATATATATTATGTATATTTAGATAAATTATATATTATTAAAACAAAGGACTTAAAAGATAAATGTAGAAAATACATAAATACAAACCGAGATAAAAAAGGTGGAGATAATATGGCTAGTAAAGGAATTATATTACCAATAAATGAATTATTATGAAACTAGGAGATTTAGTATATTACATTACTTATTATACAGGTATTCATTGGCTTGTAAAAAAAATTAGCAAAGCACTTAATAAAGATTGCGGTTGCGATAAACGACGTGATGAGTGGAACGATATAGATTTAGATTTATGGAACGACTAGACAAAGAAAAATGGGAACAATTTAAAGCAGAGGTTACAACAAAACTAACACAACCACAATACAAGCTATTATGTACGCTACACGCAAAGTATTTTAATCATACTTATTATGAGCCTTGCAGTTGCAGACCCAAAGAATTAAAACGATGGATAGCTGATATTGATAGACTATACAATAAATGATAAAAGACGTACACAAATGGGAACAAGCAGTAATACACTTATTAAACCTAGATGGGTGGAACTTAAAACATACAGGCGAGGGTTTTGAACATTACGATGCAATAGGCACAAGTCCTAAAGGTACTGAAGTAGTAATTGAAATGAAGTTTAGAAACAAATACTACAAAGAAAAATTATTAGAAGTCTATAAGTACGATAAGCTAATAGAAACAGGCAAGATAGCTTTATACTTTGTAAACGACCCTAAAGGCAATTATATGTATTGGTTAAACGATTTAAAGGACTTAAAAAGCAAGGATATGTATTGCCCTGATACTACACTATGGACTAAAAAGAAAGTATTAAAACCCTGTTATTTGCTAGATGAAGCACAAGCATCAATAATTAATTTAAGAGAGTTTACGAAGTAAAATAAAAATTTTCGTAAATTTTCGTAAAAAGTTTGTTTATAATTCGTTTATAATTTCTATATTTGTGTAAACAATAACAAAAAACAATTATTATGACAACTATTAAAAACACATTAAAAACAACGCTTTTACACTCTAACTTAGTTAAAGAAACAATCACGAAAGAAATTAATTTTTCTAACGATACTTACAGAATAGAGGTTGAAGAACTATATTATTATGAAGGTTGTAACGATACTTTTAAAGTATACTCTATTTATATTAACAACAATTTTGATAACGCTTACATAAGATTACCGAAAGCATTAAGAGAATTTTTTAACATATAAAACGAAAAAAAATGGGGGTGTAAAAACCCCCTATTAAAAACAATAACAAAAAACAATTATTATGAAAGCAAATTTAACTAAACTGAACAACTTAAAAGAAAAGCTAACAGAAAAGTTAGAAGCTATGGAATGGGCAATGGACGAAAGGTCTGAAAGATGGCACGAAAGCGAAGCTGCTCAAATACACGAGGATAAAATGAATGCTATAGATAGTGCTATAATGTCAATACAAGATGCTATAGATGAATTATCAGAAGCCTTTGATTTGCAAGATTTATTTTAAAATCTATGAAAACACAACTAACAGATTTAAAAAAAGAATTAGCACAGATACAAACTACACTTATACAACTAAAAACAAAAGGTAGTTTAACAGAACGTATAAAGAAACGTTTAGAGAATAGAGAACTATATATTAAAAGTATAATATTTAACATTAGATAAAATGAAGAAAACTAAAACAGGGTTACATATCCAAACACGAAAAAACAGGATTGAGGTTTATACTAAAGCTGAACTAAAACAAAAAGAAGAAGAACGTAAACAAGCTAGACAGTTTATTATCAATGCTGCTATTATTACATTTGCTGCATTAACGTTTTTAATTGGTTTTATATTAGGTAAAGCATAATGGACGCGCTACAAAAACAAGCATATCATTTGTGGTTTAATTGGCTAGCTGATAAGATAATGGAGTGGAAAGATGCTAAACCATTAAACAAAGACCTTAGAAATTGCGTAAAAGCAATGAATGAAATAGGTATGTTTGTAAACGGAATGCGTACAGAGGTCGAAGTATTACGCAAAAGAATAACACTAGTTAGACAACAAAAGAACGATTTAATAAAAACACTTCAAGACGAAATAACACAATTAAAAGACGATTTAAGTAAATACGAAATGCACTATATAGACGAACACGAAGAAATAAGCACTTGTAGAATGTGCGACAAAGAAACAGATGGAGATACATACTGTTCAGATAACTGTAAAAACTATGATTTAGAATAATGGAAAAGATTAAATTACTAGACAATAAATATTACGACAAAGCAGAGTTGCTTAAACGTATGTTAGATGATGAATTTTACTATGGAGAACTAAACAGCTTAGCTTTAAGTAGTAGTAGCTTAAAACAACTCCTTTCAAGTCCTAAGACGTATAACTACAGTCTAAAGTATGGGAGTGAAGAAAGCGTAGCTCTTAGAGCAGGAGCGTTGTTTCATTGGGCAATCCTTGAGCCTGAAAAATTTGCATCACAAAAGTTTGTTGAGGTACAAAGTAGAAACACAAAGAAGTTTAAAGAAGCTAAAGAAGAATTTGGCAAAGTGTTTACTGCAAAGGAGCGAAGCGAAGCAGAAAGGCTTGTAGATGCGTTCTACAGGAACGAACACGCAAAAGAACTAATTACTAAGGCAGACTTTGAAATACCTGCTATAGACAATGTACTAGGTATGCCTTTTAGAGGTAAAGCAGATGTGCTAGGTACAAATAGAATAGTAGACCTTAAAACTACAACTGATATAAAAGGGTTTAGCTATTCAGCTAATAAATACGGATATGATGTACAATGCTATTTGTATTGTAATTTGTTCGGTAAAAGCCACAAAGATTTTTATTTCTTAGCTTTGGACAAAGGTAGTTTAGATATTGGTATATTTAACTGCTCGGAAGAATTTTACTTTAGAGGCGAAGAAAAAGTAGAAAAAGCACTACACCTATATAATCAATTCTTTATAGAGGGTGCAGATTTAGATAACTATTGTTTAACAGGGGAACTATGAAAAAAGAAAAAATAAAATTCATACCTTGTACTGATGAAGATATGCTAAAAAAAGATATAGCTAGAGCAAACAGAAAAAGAACAAATACAAAGCGTATTCATAAATGGTATAAAAACATACAATAAATAAACTGTGAAATTTGATTTAAGAAATAATAATTGTTTAAAGGAATTAAAAAATATTGAAAACAATAGTGTTGATTGTATTGTAACATCGCCACCATATTGGAAAGGTTTTGAATATGAAGCGTATTTTAATTCTTATGCACAGTATTTAAGGTGGAGTAAAAAATGGTTAAAAGAATGTAAGAGAGTTTTAAAACCAAATGGAACTTTTTATTTAAATGTAATCAATGATAGTGAAATTACTGTAAGAGCATACGAATTAATGCAAATAGCAACAGAAGAATTAATGTATAAATTACACGATACTATAATATGGTACAGATATAACCAACAACCTGCAAACACAAAAAGACAATTAACTAATCAATGTGAGTTTATTTTTATGTTAAGACATAGTTCAGCTAACGTTGAGTTAAATAAGGAAAATGCTTATGAATTGAATGCTCATATATTTAAGACTAAAAATGTAGGTAATGTTTGGGAAATACCATTTAATAGTGGTAAAAAAGCAATAAAATCTTTCGGAAGAAAGGAAACAAAAAGCAAGTTTGGTCATAGTGGATACCCTTTAGAACTTGTAGAAACCTGTATTGCTTTAAGTACAAAAGAAAATGATGTTGTTTTAGATTTATTTATGGGTACAGGTCAGACAGGTATTGCTTGTGTAAAATTAAATAGAAATTTTATCGGAATTGATATTGATACTAATTCTTATGAATTATCAAAAAAAAGAATAAAAGAAGCAGAATATAAATTAAAACTATAAAAAATGAAATTTGATTTAAAAATAGAGTATTTAGGAAAAAAAGAAAACAAACACGAAGCTGAAAAAGATATGTACCACCTAACGTTTAAGACTTATAACGCACAAGTTACAGGCAAGTTTGAACGTAGCGAGATACGACACTTAATAGAAAAACTAGATAATGCAATAGTATGAAATCACTATGGAGAAAAACAAAAAGTGGTAAGTGGTATAAACTAAAACCACCAACAGACAAAGTAAAGTATATAGCTTGTGATGAAACGAGCCAAACACATTACTATAGTAGAACTAATAAAAAGAGTAGTTACATAGATAGAAATTTAGAAAAATGAGAGCAACTTATTTACATTACGAAAACGGCAAAGGTTATGATGTTATAGACTTTATAAAAGACTACAACCTAAACTTCAATAGAGGTAATATAATTAAATACGTTTGTAGAGCAGGTAAAAAAGAAAGTGAATTAAAAGACTTAGAAAAAGCTGCAGATTATTTAAGACGTGAAATAGAATACATAAGAAACGAGCAAGAAAAATGGATAGAGAAGAACAAATAGAAAAAGAAGAAGTAGAACAACAAGAACTAGAACGCTTAGAGTGGAATGCAGGTGTATATGATGATGATTTTGTAGATGAATATGCGTATATAGACCAAGAAGAAGAAGAAGAAACGCTTAACCCTAGATACCTAAACTATCTAAAGAGTGTACTAATGGCACAACTTCTACTAGAAGCAAATGATGAACTAAAAGGAAGCGAAGCGTTTAGACAAAACATAAAATACCAAGTTGGAAAAACTAACAAGCTACTAGAACAAGTGTACCAACAGGGGTTTAACACGATATACTATAACAACCCTGAAATGTGTACAAACGTACTAAACAAAATAGATAGCTTAATACACAAAATAAAAGTAGCTTCTATTGATGAACTAGTAATAATAGATGCACTAGTAGACCAATATTTTAAGAACAAAGAAGAAATAAACGAAACACAAACCGCAGAATTTACAAAGATAGACTAATGACACTACAACAACT